AGGTAGGTGCCACCGACCGGGCCTGAAAATGGCAACAAGTTCAACGGGATATTTTTCTTGTGTCACCGACCACACTCGGGACGACCTCCGCCCAAGTGATCAGGCATTCTGTTTCCAATCCAATGAAACAGGAGGCATCGATGCCAATCAAACATCTCAACCAAACCGATCTTTCGCGGCGCTGGAAAGTCAGTCCGCGCACACTTGAGCGCTGGCGTTGGGTTGGTGTGGGTCCGGTCTTTCTGAAGGTCGGTGGCCGCATTCTTTACCGCCTTGAAGATGTTGAAGCCTTTGAGGCCCGTCAAAGGCGCCAATGCACGACTGATACAGGAGCAATGGCAGGGGCAGCCTTATGAACCCCTCAACACATATTCAGGTGTGCAAACCGCGCCAGCGCCAACAGGGCCGGCCACCAATCATCCCGTGCAAGCTTTTGATGAGCGATGTCGAGTTTCTCGCGTGGGTCAGTCAGGCCGAACCGGGTGATCGCCTCGAGTATCATCGCGGGTTTCTGGCTGTTGATTGCGACATGGCCGTTGGCAACCTTTCCGCCCAAGACCGAAAATCCCTTGGCAACCTCGCACAAAAGGCGCGCGGCGCCTTTGAGCTGGGTCTCGTTGATCTCGTGCAGGAGCGCCTTGGCGTGGATCGGTTTGCCTATATGGCGATCGCCCGCACCAGAGCGAATTCAAAACATGCCAACGCGTCCCTTTCGAAGCTTTTGCTGAAAGAGGCCGCCTGATGACCCCGTTTCAATCCCTTTTTGCCCAACCTGGAGATCCCTACATGCCCTTTCCCGAAAACGCCCCACGCGTTGATGACCTGACATCAATGCCGCCACAGGACATCGCCGCCCTGCCGGTTGAAATGCTGGCCATTCTCCAGCGCGAAATCGACGAGGCCGCAAAGCGTGTCAAAGCCGCCAAGGCCCGGTTCGATGGTGGGCTGACCATCCGTTATGCAACCCGCGCCGAAGAACTCCGCCACACCAGCGGCAAGGACACAGGCACGGTTCGCTTTGACGACGGGGATTTCACCGTTATGGCCGACCTGCCCAAGCGGGTTGTCTGGGATCAAGGCAAGCTGGCCGACATGGTCGAACGTATCCGCGCGGCAGGCGACGATCCGGCCGAGTATATCGACATTTCCTTCAAAGTGCCGGAGCGCAAATACGCCGCATGGCCCGAAGGCATCCGCAAGGGGTTTGAGCCCGCCCGCACCGTGCGCCCCGGCAGCCTCAAGGTTTCGCTTGTCAGTCAGGAAGCGGAGCAATGACTGCGCTGGCAACGGTTCCAGAGGAAGCGCATGCCCTGCGAACGCTGGTAGATCGTGCGTCCTCGGCACTTGCTGATGCCCGCACGGCTGCTGAAGTTCTGGATGCCCGTGACATGGCCTTCCTTGCCTATGACACCGCCAAGAGGACGGCACGGCTGCACCGGGTCAGGCAGGCGCATGATGATCTGATCGGGGCAGCTCACCGTGCCCAGGCCCATGCGCTGGAGATCGAGTCACAGGCCAAGCACCGGTTGGCCGACGAATACAGCGCGGCTCAACTACGCGGTGAAGTTGCACGACATGGTGGAACGCGAAGGAGCAAGGTTTCAGGAGGGAACCTTGAACCGGTTCCGACTGCTTCGGATCTGGGGTTGTCAAAGAAAGAGCTTCACGATGCCCGTCTGATCCGTGATGCGGAGGTAGCAGACCCCGGCATTGTTCGCCGCACCCTCGACGAGCGTCTGGCCCGGGGCGAGGAACCCACCCGCGCTGCCCTGCGCCGGGCGGCCCGGGACAAGCTGCAACGATCCTTTGACCGGCTCAAAATCACCGAGGAAAGCGTTCGCCGCCTCGAGGCGGGCAAGGCACCGCCATTGACAGATGCAGAACGTGCCCGCCGGGCCGCGGTCTTTGGAACCCCCGAAGACAGGGCAATCCATGAACGTCTCGTGGAAATTGTCGAGCGTATCGACGAACAGCCAACCCCGGGCGAGGCGGTGCGCCGCATCCCTCCGGCATCCCGCCACGCCGTCGAAATAGTGCCGGTCCGGCGCGCGGCGGCGTGGCTCAACAACTTCAGCAAACTTTATGAACAGGAGGTCCAGAATGGGACAAATGCGTTTGAATGACGTGGTCGCCGAGATCATCGGCGATGTGATCAGCGGCGAGGCCATCAATAAGCGGCAGGCAGCGGTTGATCGCTGGGACGATATCGATGGCGACGGCCAGTATCTCGCCGGAATTGACGGCGTTGTTACACGGATCGACGGGCGAGCCCGTGCCTTGCGCCTGAAGGCGGTGCAAAAGGCTGGTAGCGCGCAAGCGGAATTGCCATTCCAACTGCCTGCAGCGGTCGCCATGGATACCGATGGCACGACGTTGGTTGCGACCCGAAGGCTGTCGCGCGCCGAATTCGAGCGTGCCATCGAAATCCGCCACCGGCAGATAGCCCATGATAGCACGGCATTGCGTGAATGGCGTCAGGCATTGCGTCAGGCCGACCGGTTCTGGGGCGATCATCCCGACTGGAGCTTCGGGCAGTGCCTCGATGCCATCCTCGCTGCGGCCGACAGGCCCGCCGCAAGTCCGGGGGTGGCGGCATGAGCGGTATTCTTCCCATCATCACCGCCGACGAGCGTTTGGCCGAACAACGCGGCATCAAGGGCTGCATCTTCGGGAAATCCGGAATTGGGAAAACATCCCTGCTCTGGACACTCGACCCCGCGACCACCCTGTTTATGGATCTCGAGGCGGGTGATCTCGCCATCGAGGGCTGGCAGGGCGATACCATCCGGCCGCGCACCTGGGCCGAGTGCCGGGATTTTGCGGTGTTCATCGGTGGGCCGAACCCCGCATTGCGTGATGACCAACCCTATGGTCCGGCGCATTATGCGGCCGCGTGTGAGCAGTTCGGTGATCCGGCGGCGCTGGAGAAATACCAGACCATCTTCATCGACTCGATCACCGTCGCCGGACGGCTGTGTTTCGGGTGGTGCAAGGGCCAGCCCGAAGCCGTGTCGGAAAAAACCGGCAAGCCGGACGTGCGCGGGGCCTACGGGCTGCACGGCCGCGAGATGATCGGCTGGTTGACGCATTTGCAGCATACGCGGACCAAGAATGTCTGGTTCGTCGGTATCCTCGACGAAAAGCTGGATGATTTTAATCGCAAGGTGTTTTCGGCCCAGATCGACGGTTCCAAGACCGGTCTGGAACTGCCGGGCATCGTCGACGAGGTCATCACCATGGCCGAACTCACGGGCGATGATGGTACGGCATACCGCGCCTTTGTCTGCCAGACGATCAACCCGTGGAGCTTTCCGGCCAAGGACCGCTCGGGCCGCCTCGCGCAGGTCGAGGAGCCGCATCTCGGCCGTCTGATGGACAAGATCAGAGCCCCCGGCGCGCCCGCGATTGACCGGCTAACCTACACCAATCCCACCGAGCCGGCCGCATTGGCCGATCAAACCCCAACCACCAACTAAAAATAGGAGGGTCCCGACATGGGTTCCTGGAATGATTTCAACGACGCAAAGACCAATATCAATCTGATCCCGAAAGGCACGCTGGCCAAGGTGCGCCTGACTATCCGCCCGGGCGGATTTGATGATTCATCACAAGGTTGGACCGGCGGTTTCGCCACGCGCGGCTCCACCGGTGCGGTTTATCTCAATGGTGAGTTTACCGTGACCGAGGGCGAATACGCCAAACGCAAGATTTTCACACTAATCGGGCTGTTCAGCCCCAAGGGCCCTGATTGGGGCAATATGGGCCGTGGTCTTGTGCGCGGCATGCTCAATTCGGCGCGCGGGATTTCCGACAAGGATATGTCGCCCGAGGCACAGGCAGCCCGCCGGATCGGTGGCTTTGTCGATCTTGACGGGATCGAATTCATCGCCCGCATTGATGTCGGCACCGATGCCAATGGGGATGACAAGAACGAAATCCGCTCGGCGGTGACGCCTGATCACAGGGATTACGCTGCGGTTATGGGCGCGGCGACACCATCGCAACCCCCACTTTCGCAAGGTCAGCAATCTCAAAGCCCACAGGGTTCAGCAGCACCGTCGGCCACCGGCCGTCCGTCCTGGGCGCAATAGGGGGTCTGACCATGAGACTTCGTCCCCGCCAGAAACTCTTTGTGGAGCGCAGCCTTGCTGCGCTCTCCGGCCACGATAACACACTTGGTATCGCCAGCACCGGGTTCGGCAAAACGATCGCTTTGTCCGCCGTCGTGGCGGGGGCCATGGAAGGCGATGAAGCCAAGGCCTGCGTTCTGGCCCATCGCGACGAGCTGACCGCCCAGAACCGGGACAAGTTCGCCCGGGTCAATCCCGCGCTTTCCACCTCGGTTGTGGATGCCAATGGCAAGAACTGGTCCGGTCAGACGACATTTGCAATGGTGCCGACGCTTGCGCGCCCGGCCAATCTGGCCGCCATGCCCAAACTTGATCTGCTGGTGATCGATGAGGCGCATCACGCGGTGGCTGCCAGTTACCGGCGCATCATTGATCGGGTGCGTGATCTCAACCCGGACTGTAAAATCTTCGGCGTAACGGCCACGCCAAACCGCGGCGACAGGAAGGGTTTGCGCGAGGTTTTTGACAATGTCGCCGATCAGGTCCGGCTGGGCGAATTGATCGCCTCGGGCCATCTGGTGCCGCCACGCACCTTCATCATTGATCTTGGTGTGCAGGAACAGTTGCGACAAGTGCGTAAGACTGCGGCTGATTACGACATGGCCGAGGTTGCCAGGATAATGGACCACGCGCCGGTCACCGACGAAGTCATCCGGCACTGGCAGGAAAAGGCCGGTGACCGGCCCACCGTGGCGTTCTGCTCGACTGTTGCGCACGCCGAAAATGTCGCCTGTGCAATTAACGCCGCCGGGATTTCGGCCTCAGTCATCCACGGTGATCTCGGGGCCGAGGAACGGCGTAACATCCTTAGCGCTTACGCCACCGGTGAAATCCGCGTCATCTTAAACGTCGCCGTGCTCATTGAAGGTTGGGACCACCCGCCTACCAGCTGCGTCGTGCTGCTGCGCCCAAGTTCCTATAAATCGACCATGATCCAGATGGTTGGCCGTGGTCTGCGCATTGTTGATCCAGAGGAATACCCCGGCGTCATAAAAACCGACTGCATTGTGCTGGATTTTGGCACATCGAGCCTGACGCATGGCACGCTGGAACAGGACGTAAATCTTGATGGTAAAACCGGAGA